ACTGAACGTCAAATAAAGAAATGTCCCATTCGTTTAAATTTGGGTTGGCAGAAGAATAAGAACCAGATTCAAGAGCAAAATCATAAACCCTGGCTAGGCCGATCTCCTTTCCCGGAGCTATTGATTGAATATTCCCAACTCTTGAGTCGCGAAGACTTAAAGTGTAATTAGTTGAAATGCCAATTGTTGGCGCCCCATATACTCTATTGAGGGTTAAACTTGAGCCAGTATAGTAAATGAGTTCTTGGTTTTCAAGTAACTTGGTAGTTCTTGGCTTTTTAAAATCTATAAAAGTGGGGCTTATGGTTTTAGTTTCATAACCTTGAACATACGCCTTTAGTGGTGAAACTTGGTAGATACTTAATGCTTCACTGGGAGTATTTCCATTATAAGTTACTTCTGATGCGTCATATATCCCATCGTTACCTAAAAGGTCATTTAAAGATTCACTAATAGAAACGGAAGGTGGGTTTACATAATAATTACCAGATTCATCAAAAGTTCTTTTTGCAAATTCTTGTTCTAAAATATTATAAGACGAAACTTCTTGAGTTGATACTAGATTACCATCTCTGACTTCTAAAAGTTGAACAAAATTACTGGGCTTGTCTTCATCGGTACTATACTTTGTTAAAATTAATTGAATAGAGAACCGGTCTGCGCCAGGAGCAGTATAATTAGGAGAACCATTGGCATTATCAAGAAGTTCAATTTTTTCATCGGATCCAATGATGGTTTCTTCAACGAAAAATCCAACTTTATATGATGCTATATTTGAATATTGCTCTAAGAGTAAAGTTTGCTTGTAAACATTTACAAAATTTCCTCTAATAAAATAAACTCCATCTGAAACAGTAACCGAGGAAGCAACAGAATTACAGTTGCTTGCTATAGTTGCCGCGATTGTTTCGCCTTCAGTAAAAACTACAGTTTCTCCAGTTGAAATAGTTACATTTGCAGATGTTTCTAAAGTAATTTCTTCGTCGTCTGAAAAAAGTTCTACTATTCCATTGGTTGAATCCGACCCAATGTACTTAATATACAGTGAAGCATTGCCTCTTATTGATTCATCTTGCGTCTTAATTAATAAAACTGTGGCCCTAATGCCGCTAGTCTTACCTCTGATAGTTTTACCAATTAAAAGCGGAATATATGATGATACTGAGATTCCGTTATAAGAATTTTGGAGTTCTACTACATGAAGATTGTCGTCGTAATCAATATTTCCGGGAATTACAATGGAGCCTTCTTTAAAGATATGACTTCCAAATTTTTCAATTTGGTTCTGTAGAATTGACTGCAGGTTATTAACTTCTCTTGCCTGGACAGGTTTTGACGGCTTAAAAAGTACCCGATGATAATTATCTTTAGGATTAAAGTCGTCGTTATATGGATTAATATTTAAATTTGTTTCCTGGGGCATTTGGAGTTAGAATAGCAAAATTACTTTAACGTCTTCTTGTTGGTTAACTGATCTAGGTGTAGATGGCCGGTTATCAACGTGAATAATATCTCCAGAATATTTCTTTACTTCAGGATTTGATAAGCCATTCGTAAAGTTTTGCCCTAGATAATTATTATTTATTGTATTGTAATCACCGTTAAAGGTGCTATCAATAGGTACTACACTTGATCTACAAAATAAATTCAAGGAACCACCAGTTGCCGGGGTAGTAGTAAATTCGTTCACATTGAAACCATAAATCGGCGAAGGATTTTGGGTTCCATTTGTATTAAACCCAACCATAGAGCGATCTTGCCAGTATTTTAAGACATTATTAGTATAATCAAATGCCGCAACTCGTCCAACTGCCGTGGCACCAATTCCAATAGTTTGAGTAAATGTTGCATTTGCCGGGAAAGTATTAGAATTGTGATTAGATCCTGAGACCTTAATCGCATAAAGCGCACTTGCTCTATCTACATTTAATAGAGTGGAAGATCCATTAGTTTGAGCATTTTTTACGATACCAAATCTTGCAGTCTGGTTTCCCACAATAAAATCTGGATTTAAGGTATCATTTTCAAATCTAGTATATAGAATGACTCGTGTGGAACCTAATTCTCTATAGATGTCATAACCATGACCACCTTTTGGTGGAATAATTACATTAAATATTGGGGCAGTTGTTCCAACTTGAATATTAGCAGAACTTAAATCAACAGTTCCATATGTATAACCAGATCCACCTTTTGTTACGGTAATAGATTCAACTTTTGAATCGTTATTTATCACAATTGTAGCTTCGGCACCAGTGCCATCGCCTTTAATTTGAACCTTAGTGATAGCAGTGTTTGGAGTTCCTACTGCAACACCCCTATTGGTAATTGTAACAACTTTTAGTTGGCCGCTATTTGTGGCATTATTTCTTAACGATGAATATTCTGAATTTGTTTCCCAATCTAAAGGAACTGGAATATAATTTGTGGTTACAAATTTAATAATGTCGCTAGGTTTAATTGTGTAGAGATATTTCCAAATATAACCATCAGCACCATCACCAGCACCTCTTGGCTCTAAATCTATAAAAGTTGGTTCATTCAGTGAGGGTCTTCCATTGGGATTTTCAGGGTCAGTGCCATTAAACAGACAAATGTAAACTTTATAATCATCATTAACAACATAATAGTTTGATGAATATAGTGAGGTTGCACCCGAAGGTTTGGAGACATTTGTTCTGGTAATATCATTACGATACATATCATAAGTCGTTCCAGAAGCCCAAGAAGATCTTTTAACCGCAAGTCTGGCATTATTAGCGGTAATTTTCTTGAGGGCAATCATTGTATCCCAATAATCGTTCTCTTGGTCAAAGCTATCTTTTGGTGCTGGAGGATTTGTATTCCAATCAGATTGATAATCTGTCGCATTAGACAGACCAATAAAAGTATAATATGTATCTTTACCAGTAGACACCGAATCTACAAAATTCTTTGCTAGAGATATTCTATGTTGTTCTGTAATTATTGCAGACATATTATTCTTTTTAGCTATTTATGTGTAATTTTTAGATTTCAAAGGATTAATACGCTTTACTATAGGTGAGGTATTTATTCCAGAAATTCCATTATTGTAGACAGTAAATTGATTTGTGATTCCATTTGGTATTGTAATTCTACCCCAGCTATAGGTGCCATAGAAACTTGTTGAACCGAGACCGATAATGTTGTTATTATCCACCGAGGTAGTAACTCTAACGATAGATGTAATTCCAATGCCAGAAACAAATGTGCTAGCAACAGATACTGATGCAACTTTATAAACATTATCAAGGTAAGAGGTGCCGATTGAAATTAGAGCGCTGGTCTCATCTAGAGAGGTATTACCATTACCAAGATAAGAATTTTTAACGGCAAAATAATAACCGGTTTGAATGCCACTGACTGTAATTGCTGAACCGACAATATTAGAGTCTCTTAAAAAGGAGTCTTGGGGAATATAAAGATTAAATACAAGTGCAGTTGATGCAATTCCAACGGAAGTTTTGCCTATACCAGAAATTATACCAAAATCTCCCTCAAAATTGCTTGCGGTAACGTCTTCAAAAATACCTCTAGGGGGTTCAATTAGAGCCTTCGGTGGCGATGTGAAGGTATAACCAACCCCCGGAGAATTTATCGTAATTGAACTTATAGAACCCGAAGAAACCGATGCTGTAGCATATGCTCTCGCCGTTGTGGCCATGCCAACTGGAAGTGGAAACGAAATTTCTGGAGGTGAGATGTAACCTGAACCTCTATCAATAATTGTTATTGAACTAATTGAACCAGAATTTGATACAGTTGCAGTCGTAATGGCTACTCTAACTTCATCTTGAGAGACGATTCTTAATTTATTTCCGTAGTTTTGAACTGTATTTTCTCTCACGTCGTCAAAAATTGTCTTGACATTTTCAACAAACAATACACTTGTATTAATTCCAGCTGTCTGGATAAGTTTCGTAGATGGTTCTATAATCTCTTCATATATTTCTCTGTTTTTCGTAATTTCAGCTTGATTTATGAAAAGGTCTTCAGTTTGCCGTCTCCAACTAAGGGGTCTAACATATGATTCATCCTCGGAAATACCCGGTCCCGTATATGCATTTGTATTAATCGTATCAGAGGATATTACACCTGAGACCAGTCTATCATTCTGGTCAAATTCAAAATCATCTTGTAATCTGATTAAATCGCCAGGTTTTATAGTCTCTAAAACATCAACATCCGTGACATCGGTGGTCCCAGAACCACGGTAAAATAGAATTGAGCAGGTATAATCTTCTTTGGGGGCTTCACTAAAAGTTAGGAAACTGCTACCAGTAATAGTGTAACCCTCTCCCGGATTTTGTAGAATACCATTTACGAAAACTAAGAATATATTGTTGATGTCAATCAATGAACCAAAGTTAGTTCTAATACTTCTCAATTCATTGTCAATTTTAATGGGGAAAGATCTCCTAACTCCATCAAATAAATTTTCAATTGAGTCTATGAACTGCAATTCCCCAAATGACCAACCGGAGAATGTATTATTGTAAATTTCGTCCACCGAAATCTTAAAGTCTGAATATTGTGGTCCAGCTGGGGGAACATCCTCGGTGGTTACTATGGTGATAATGCCACCACTAGTTTGTGCAAAGGGGCTTGTCGTAACATTTGTGAAGGCCGTATATTGAAGCGTACCTGGAATTCCGGAAGCTCCAAAAACGATATTATAGATACCACTAGATAAAGCATTTTGGTTTCCAGATATGGAATTTCCTGGTGTGGAATTTGGTGATTCATTGATGTACTGGCCCACGCCTGTACTATTTTGGCTTAGTAATGAGACGGCATTTGCGGGTCCACAGAAACTGGAAGTTCCGTCAAGATAGAACGAACCAAAATTTAAATCTAGTCTATTGACCCAGTTTCTCACAGTTGCAGAACCTGAGCCTCCGCCAGTTGTGCTGGAAGTGGCAGTGTTAAAATAATAATCAAATCGTTGTTCATTTGTGGTGCTAGTGCTCTGACTCACCGGACGCCAATTGCCGGCTGGTGCATAGCTACCAACCAAACCCTGGTAGATGAAGTTTCTTAGGTTTGGAATCACACCCGTAGCCATTGCCCCGCCCGCAGGATTGTATTGCATTGGCCTGGGATTGCTGATTGGGTCTGGCACCGGCACGTTAGTTGCAGATGTTGCAGTAAATGTGAATGTGATGGCACTGCCGACTTGTGGGGGTGGAATTGTTACAGTGGGTATTCCCACAGTACCACCAATAGCCACAGTTAAAATATCACCTTTTTTATAGCCAAACCCGCGATTAACTATTTCAACATCTATTACGCTGGAATTAATCCCCACCGTTAAATTAGCCCTGGCCCCAGTCCCAATTCCAGAAGACAATAGGGGTATATTTGAGTAAGTAAGCGGTGCATCGAATTTTATAGTCGGGGGATTGGTGAAGGTAAATCCTATGCCAGGATTGGTCAAATTAACAGAAACCACTCTGCCATTTAAAATAGAGGCTATACCAATATTCTGAAAAGTTGACAGCCCGGCGGTTGGAGAATATGCACTTACATTTACAGTTTGTAGACCAGATCTATAACCGGAACCAGCATTATTTACGGATATAGATGTAATTGTGCCGGCCATTGAAACGTTAGCCGTGCCACCTGCGGAAACCAATGGCTGAAACCCGAACCCCTGTGTAAAGCCTATGGATACAATTACTCCTCCTACGGGAAGTCCAGACCCATTTACGTCATTCGTTTGTGTTGCAGGGGCTCCTAGGAACCTTATAGAGGAGATTCCAGCTGTTTGTGAAATGGTGTAACTGTTATATGCCCGGTTGAAACCGGTTAATTCGGAAGGAGCTTGGAAAACCTCATTGAGTAGTATGGCTCCATTATTGGTCGCAATTCCCGTGATATTTTGAGAATTACTTTTTAATGTAAAGGTTGATGAAATTCCATTGAAACCACTGGAAATATCATCCAAAATGAAATTGTTATAATAAGCATCATTTGGTGTATTTTTAACACCATTGCGCATAAAAATTCTACCATTAAAATTTAGAGTTGAAGTTATACCAACAAAATCAACATTTTCAGGAGAACCTCCAACTGTTCCAATTGGAGATGGTCCTTTCGGTGGATCTACAAAATGTATAGTGCTATCAACAATATTGTAATCTCCTTGTAATTTATAAACTACAGAGTTTATTGCATGAGTAGAAATTCCAGTTCCAGCCCAGGATCTGTTAATTGCTATACTATTGGTTGATGCGATACCGACAGAAATAACTTTTACGATTTCGTCATTAATTTTGGCATAATCTCCGCTGGCGAAATCTCTATTGCTCAAAAGAGAAATTGAAGTGGAACCAATTCCAACATAAGATGTGGTCCTAGTTGAGGTTGCTGTTGCTACGATCGGGGATTGAATAATTCCACCCAAAGAAATAATTGCCTTGGTATTTTGATTTGTAGATTTCAATACATGGGTACTACCGATTCCAACAGTAGATAGAATGATTGGAGTTACCTTTTCTTTGAGTGCATTTTCTGCGGTATCAGCAAAACCAATCTCAGATTCGCTATATTTTATGACATACAGAGTTTGCGGCAATTTGCTGGTTAGACCTATTCCGCTTATATTTGCTGTTTGTATTCCAATGGGGCTGCCTCCGTGTGTATAAGAAACCTTTTCCCCGTTAGTGAAATAGTGATTTGGTAATTTTAGGACATTGTTCTGAATATCAACAATATTTTGAGAGCTTCCATCAAAACTTCTCAAAAAGACGTTTCGGTTGTTGCTGGTTAAATCAAACTGGCGAGTAATTCCATCAAATTTTGGGCTGATGTCATCAACCACCAGAACCCTATTACCTTCTACTAGCAAATAATCCTGTAGAAGTCTGTTGGCAAAATAAACTTGATTAGAAGCAAGATTTGAACCAATTTGATAGTTATTTTCAGTGGCTAAGTCGTAGTCGTCATGGGCATTTAGGTCTACTTCTGAAATTTTAAGTATGTTTACGTCTGATGAAGAATCAACGCTATTTGAAATTTGAGACGACAATACTTCAGATTCAACGATAAAATCTCCAAATTTTTTGAAACCGGAAATGTGGGCCAGGCTACTGACGGGGTTGTCCCAGGTTTCATAATCAATTTTAGATTTCAGTGAATAGGAAAATGCCTGATAATAATTGCTGTCTTGTATTCTCTGGAATTCATTATCAAAGAACCCCTTTTC